CTCCTACAGTCCTAAGAGAGGATGGATCATCAGTCCAGTTATGGGTAGATGGATACGTTCAAGCTGGGAGTTTTAATATCGGTGCAACTGATAGAGGTTTCATACCGGAAGAAAATAATTTTGTACCGGAAATAGCAACCAATGCAGATGCGTGGTCACGAATGACGGCAATGGATATAGTATTTGGTAATACAGACAGACATCTTGGTAATTTTATGATAGGCAAAGATGGTAAGGGATTGAAGGCCATAGATAATGATCAAATGTTTGTTGGGTATGAACAACTTAAATTTGGTGATGTATTGTATGATATTACCTTTGCAGAAGAACAATTTTATGATATGACAGGCAAATTTACAAACCTTGGTCGTACAGATTTTCAACCTTTTATAGATTTGGCTCAGACTGATCAATTTCAGAAGTTACTGAGTAACTATTCTCAAATATACCAAGATAGTGTATACAAGAGGATTGATGATATAGACAACCTAAGAATACTAGGATAGAAGGTGTATAGTGACACTATTTACATTTTATAGCAGGGATGACAAAGGCAAGCCTATGAAACTAGGGACTGTCGATACTATTAGTGGGATTATCACTGGAGATGACAAAACTATTAAGATGTACATTGACTCTTCTAGAGCTACAATTGGTAATGCTAAGAGTATAGATAGGGCGTTTTCCGGTAAATCTATGGTTTGGGCAGTTATTACCAAACCTGAGAAGGATGCAGGTATAACCAAAAACAAGATTTCCGTTAAGTTTACCATTAAGGATTAAGAGGAGAGTTATGCTAAGATTAAGAGGTGGAAGTAGGAAAGCTTTACAGTGGTTCTTGAAAGACGTTAATAGAGGAGTGCGCATCTATGCAGGTTCTCATACAGATGTCGTAAAAGAGAGGAATAGGATATCCAAACAGAAAGAAGAAGAGGGATGGACTACTGTATACTTTGAAAAGAAGAAGTACATGAGTCTATACAGAGGAGAAGAGGAGCAAGAGACTCTAGATTACCATATAACAGGCATACCTGTTCATGGTCGATTATTGAGAGGAAAGGTGGTACATGGCTGAAAACAAGATTTCCATTAAGTTTACTAAAGGTGGAGTAGGCAGTGGTTTTCATGGACATTCAGGAAGACCTGGAAAAGTAGGAGGATCATCACCAGGAGGAGGAGGGGGAAGTTCCGTATTACCAGAAGACGTCTTCTCTAATCCTCCTGAGGGATGGAATGAGATAACAGGTCATCCTGACTTAGGTCAACAAATAGGCCGGACATATACAGACAAGAGAGGCAAATTCGAGTTTAGTATGTGGAGTCAGAGATCATTAGCTACGAAAACATATGGATATGGAGTAAGGGTAGAATTAAGAACACCTCCTGATAAATTTACAGCTAGAGAGTCTATATTTGCACTACCCTCAACAGCTTTTGAAGCAGTAGATGAAGTTATAGGTGGTCGTAACATCAAGAAGTTTGGTAAAGGATAAGGATTAAGAGGACTTATATCCATTCAATATATCCTATACGTTTATATAGAGCCTATACACATGATATGGCTTTCCCAATTTCGCGAAGCTAGACCTATTTAAGAATCATATGCCCAAGTTTGATAGTCATACTCCCAGTACAATAAACGAATTAGTAGAATCAATTGGAGTCTCCGTTTCAGGTAACAATGCATTTAGGAGATTTCAAAGGATGTACTCTAATGATAGGATAGCCTTTGCTTATGATATAATGCCTGAGTTATGTAAGACCTTAGCTCCTTATCAAGAGGAGATATTAGGGTACTTTGATGATGGTTTAACAAGGGTAGCTGTAAGAGGTCCACATGGGTTAGGAAAGACCTTTATAGCTGCTATATTGGTACATCATGCAGTATTAACAAGTGAAGTAGATGCTAAGATACCTACTACTGCTAGTGCTTGGAGACAATTAGAGAAGTACCTATGGCCTGAGATTAGAAAGTTAGCTAAAAGCATAGTGTGGCCTGACGTAGGTAGACCCCCATACGATCCGCGCTCAGAATTCTTTCAGCTTTCAATTCGTATGATGGATAGGAACGTAGAAGCATTTGCGTTAGCAAGTGATGACCATACAACATTAGAAGGTGCACATGCATCTAACATCTCGTTTATATTTGATGAAGCTAAGACGATTCCTGTTCCTACCTGGGATGCATTAGAAGGTGCATTTAGTACTGAAGGACTGTTCGGTCATGTGATCAATGCCTTAGCTATCTCTACACCAGGAGATCCCTCAGGAAGGTTCTATGACATACACACTCATAAGACAGGGTATGAGGACTGGACTACTAGACATGTTACTATAGATGAAGCAATAGCAGCAGGTAGGATCTCAGGTAAGTGGGTTGATCAACGTAGGAGACAGTGGGGAGAGGACAGTTCAGTATATCAGAACAGAGTCTTAGGTGAGTTTGCAGACAACAGTGAGACAGGTGTCATACCCTTGTCATGGGTTAACAAAGCAATAGAGAGGTGGTATGACTGGGACAGGAGAGGCAAGCCTGAGAGCACAGGTATTCGAACTGTTGGTGTGGATGTAGCTAGGATGGGTGAGGACTCAACGGTCGTGGCGAGACGTAACGTGTTCATACTCACTGATATACATTCGTTTCAAAAGACTCCGACTACAGTAACAGCAGGAAGAGTTAAGAACCTAGGTAAGGATAGAGTAATAAATATAGAAGGAGATGCATTAGGATCGGCTGTATATGACATGCTAAAGGAACAAGGTGTACCTAATGTAAGACTTGTCATACCCGGAAGTAAGACATATTTTAAGGACGTAAGTGGAGAGCTAGGATTTCTCAATATACGAGCAGCTATGTGGTGGAATTTAAGAGAAATGTTAGATCCTGAACATGGAGAAGGTATAGCTTTACCTGATGATCATATGCTAAAGGCTGATTTAACTACTCCTACATTTGACTATACGAGTAGGGGAGATATAAAACTAGAGGAAAAAAGAGAAATTAAGAAGAGACTAGGTAGATCACCCGACAAAGGAGATGCAGTTTGCTATGCTTTCTGGAAGAGTTCGTCGGGAGGAGGGATAGTAGTATAGTCTGCTGTATAACCTGTAACTATTTATACCTTTCTCTATTGCACTTTGCTAAAAATAGGAAAATTGTATTTTAAGACTAGGCTTATAGTTGAAATGTATGAAGGTATGTGACGCTCTTAGGAAGAATAAGAACTTATATTTTCTAGAAACTGAAAACATCGACGGACCAAGGTAACAATTCGACGTGAAATATAAATCAGTGATAAGATGAAGGGGATACTAATATACTCAAGAAGTAAAGGGATAGAAGAGGAATAGGAATAGCAGAGGCTGTTAGAAAACGTATGAACTTATACTTTGTAAATTTTGAAAACATCGATGAACCAAGGTGGGGATTCGACTCGAAGTATGAATCAGTGTATTCGACAATTCCTACAGAGGATATTTGAAATTAAGAGATGTATGAGGTAGTAAGGAATAAGAGATAAATATGATCGGTAACTGTCTCTAAGGAGATAGATAGATAAATGTTTGTAAAGATAGTTAGAAAGAGTTCTAGAGGAGATAATAATGGCAAGGTATGGAAGGTAGAAACAACTTATGAGTGCGAAAATGTTCAAATGCGATCTAGTAAGAAGGGGTTGATATTCTCTATGGAGAAGGCTTCTGGTGATAGTATCTCTGTAGAAACAGTCCACGGCGATCCGGACTTTAAAGAAGAGACTTCTATCTATTTTATGAATAGATACGGACAGACAGTTGATAGTTATTACCTGGAACCTACTGAAAAAGATACAACACCTTCAGATAATAAGGTGGTCCTGGATTAAGTAATAAGAAGTATGAGGCAGTTACCGATTATTATATAGGAATAAGAGATGGTCATAGAAGATCTAAGAGAGTGGAAGAGGTATGAATTGTCTAATGGACAATACCTGAGAAGTAACGAACTAGAAGGTCTTGATAGTGATATTGTTATTCACAAGAACAGAGACATGTTAAATAGGTACTACGAGATATTGTCTATATTTAGACCTAGGACTGTATTTGAGATTGGTGTTAAGGAAGGAGGGTCTCTTGTTCTGTGGCACGAACTTCTTAAATGCCAGGTAGTTGGGATAGACAAAGATATTACTCAAATATCCCCTTCTAGTCTGAAGTATATAAAGGGTAAAAACATAACTGTGGGGCATATGAACAGTCGTTCAAAAATAGTTATAGATTATACTAGACGGCTATTCTCTAATCAAATTGATATGATCATAGATGACTGTTCTCATACGATAGAAGACATACCTTATAATTTTAAAACTCACTGGGATTCAATTACATCAGGTGGTAAGTATATTATAGAAGACTGGAAAGCTCTACATCCTATTCATAGAGAAGACCTATTGACATTTATCTATACATTTCTACCCCCTAAAATAGGTCATATCGTCGTATGGGATGAGATGATATGTATATCAAGGAACAGCATGGAGTAGAACCATAATGATTAGCCTGGACGTACCATCTACCTGTCAAATAGAGAACTTAGAGGACATCTACAAGAATGTCTTTGAGGATATCTATAGAGGAGGTGTATTTGTTGAGGTAGGTGCTTATGACGGTATTACTTACTCTAATACATGGCCTTTAGCTTGTATTGGTTGGAATGGTTTATGTATCGAACCTGTTAAAGCATTCTTTGACAGGTGTGTAGGTAATCACAAAGACCATAACGTCAAAGTCATTAACAAATTAGTAGGTCTGAGTATGATGTATACCATGTGTACAGACGGTCATGAGTTATATACAGTAGATCCTACTTTAGCCTATGCTCTAGGCGCACACATATACTGTGGAGAGATCCAAGGGTATACTCTAGATAGTATATTAGAAGAGTGGGATGTATTACCTAACTTTGAGTTGTTAGTTATTGATGTAGAAGGGATAGAGTTAGATGTATTGAAGGGTTTTAGCCTGAAATATTATAATCCTAAGATGGTCATAATCGAGACTCATTCGAATCACGAAATCTTAGG